TCTACAACTAGGTCTTCTGTAGCGAGTAACTTAGCGAGTTGTGATTTGATTTCGTGCTTGATGGTCATGGGGTTTCTTATCTGATATACCCATAATAACAACGAAACCGCCTCTTAGGGCGGTCTAGTAGACACTTTGTCAACTGTCTACTTCGTTTTCTTGCTTGTCTTAATGCTTGCGGTTTGAGATGACGCTTCTGTTCCTTTTTGGAATGATGCTGCCAATTAGGGACTCTCATGACTCTCCTAAGATTCTTGAATACCGTCTAATACTTCTTGTAAACTATTTGCACGGCCTTTATAGTAAGATACTTCTTCTGATAGAACATCTAAGATGTCACCAACTATATCTTTGGGTTCTACTCCTTCTTTAAAATAAGTTTCGATTGCTTCAGATAGATATCTTTTACGATTCCACTCTGGTGTGTAAGGACTATATTTCATGATGAATACACTTCATTCTAACATTCTATACGACTTATTTAGATTTGTCAATCCCTTTGTCGCCAATCGTCAGGTTTATCGCGTCTGAACCAATCATTTAGGTCATCAGCACTGTAAAACCCCTCTTTGTGATTGGATGGATCGGGGTCTCCTAAACCCATCCTATTCAGAAAATCTTCAGTACTACCATTCTTCATATCAGGATTTGCTGCTCTTTGTCGTGCCTGACGCATCCATGTAGCAGCAGTTGTATTACTTTTTGCCAGTTTTTGTGCCCAAATCATGTCTTCCAGTTTGACATCCTTACCTTTTGCAATTTGATCGCAAATTGATTCTAATCGTAATCGATATTGAGTTGAAAGCATGTTACATTACTTAACAGTGTCCAAAATATTTATTGTGGGAGACCAACCAAGTTTCTGTAATTCTGTGATATCAGCACATGTGACATCTCTTTCACCGGGTGTATCTTCCTTGATGGGTAGGTGTCCCATACCCATCTTAGTTGCGAGATCAATGACCGCAACAGGATTAGCAGTTCCTACATCTAAGACTCCAGTATAGTCACTTTCTGCTAGAAGTGCGATTGCTGACACTATGTCTTTGACATGTATCCAATCTCTCTTGTGTCTTGTGAGATATGTAGCAGTCTTGTCCTCTAGCATCCGATATAACATATCTGGACGACTTACTTTCTCTGCATATACATTGAAGAATCTCATACCCACACTATTCGGTGGTGCTTGAATTTCATTTACTTTTTTGGTGATACCATAGGCATTAATCCACCATTCATATACAGACGCAGAACTTGCGTATAAACATCTTACATTATTCTCCCTACAATATTCAAATATTGGTATGGATTTCGTAACATTGTTTTCCCAGAAGGCATCAGGATTCTCGATTGCTTCACGAATCGCAGCATTTGCTGCAAGATGTACCACCAAATCATACTTCTTTTTTGTTTTAAAATCACCCAAATCAAATGGAATATCATAACCTTCGACATGATGTCCTTGATTTGTAAAGTATTCATATACATGACTACCAATGAACCCAAGATGTCCAGTAACTAAAATTTTCATAAAATCCTCCTACTAAATCCACGAACTTTATCAAACTTCATAAGATTATCAAACTTATCATGTAAGTCTGACTTATGTGATATGACAAATATATTAGCATCCTTGATAATAAAACGAATAATCTTCATAAATTCATCAACACCAAATCCATCAAGAGAACTATCAAATACTTCATCCATGATTAACAGATTAGTATTAACAGAGTTCTTGACTCTTGCTACTTCTCTCCATGTAAACAATAAGGCCAAGTCGATTCTCATTTTTTCACCTTCACTAAATGATGAGTACGAGAAATCCTCATGGATTGGAGACTCAATGGTCTCATTAAATTCCTCATCAAGTTTGAAGTTAATATAGAACTCCATTTGTTGAAGATAATTATTCACTGATTTGTTTATCAGTGGTAGATACTTCTTTATTATCTTACTCTTGACTCCACCATCTTTCAAGAGGTTGTATGTAAAGTCATAATAAGAAATGTCTTCTCTCCTTTCTCCTAACTCTTCATAAGTTTTTTGAAGTGATTCTCTGAATGATTCCAGTTTCTCGTGTTCAGAATTTCTATCTTCAAGTTGTTTGGTAAGTTCTTGAATCTCTGATTCAAGTGACTTGATTTGTTTTTGACAACTAGTGATCTGAGAGTTGTTAGAAGTAATCTCATTAAGTGTTTTACTTAAGTATCCGTTGAGTGTTTTGAGGTGGGACTCTTTATCTTCTTCCTTTTTGATTTCATCGAGAAGTTCTTGATACCCCTCTTGCAAATCCTTTGCTTTATTTTGTGAGTCCGTAATTCTATTTACTCTGAACGATTCTTCAATGTTCTGACTACATGTGGGACAAGTCATATTCTCACTGAAGAACTTATGTTCTTTGACCAGTGTCGTAATCTTTTGGGACAACTTACCTTTGATGTGATTGAAAGTCTTTAACTTATTCGGTGAATCTGAATACTCTTCAATGTCTTTCTGTGTGATCTTCAATTCTTCATTCAATCTCTCGTTACGATTCATACAATCGTTCTCTTCGGTCAGGAGAGAATTGATTTTGTGTTCCTTATAACTGATACTTTCTTGACTCTTATTTTCAATCTGTTCAATAAATTCTTTTTGCATCTTTACTTTGTCATTGAGAGATTCCTTCTTCAATTCCAAAGTTCGAACACTTTCTTTGAGAGTTCTGATCTTATCTTTAATCAACACATTCATCGAAGAGAAGATCTTAATGTCCAATAGATCTTCTACAACTTCTCTCCTACTAGACGTGGGTAGTTGCATAAATGGTACGAATGTACTAGAACCAAGAATCACAATCTGTGTGAAACTCTTGTAGTTCATCTTCAGAACATTTTGTTCCAACCACTTCTGTTGATCGTTTGCAGATGCCTTTTGATCTAGTTCTTCCCCGTTTCTATAGATCTTGAAAGTGTTAGGTTTGATTCCCCGTTCAACCTTCCACTCTGTCTTATTCACAGAAAACTCAATCTCAACCAATGTACCTTTCTCATTGGTGGTATTGATAAGTTGTGCCTTATTGATCTTACGAAATGCTTTACCATACAGCACAAAACAAAGAGCATCTAAGATAGTGCTCTTTCCTGCTCCGTTAGTTCCAACAATCAAAGTAGTTGAATCTTTGTTCAATTCAACTTCTGTCCAGTGGTTACCTGTACTCAACAGGTTCTTCCAACGGATCTTCTCAAACAAAATCATCTTCTGTGTCTGGGGGAATCACGACATCATTAGGAGTTATTATACTATATTTGTGGTCATGTAGTTCACATGTCTTGATCATCAATTCATCATCAATCTCAAGAACTTTCATCTTTGGGTAATTGAGTTCTTCAAGTTGCATCGAATATCTCAATGCATCATCTTCTTCTCCAAAGATGTAGAGGACTTGATCACCCTCATCATCAATCACAGAGTAGGCTCCTTCTTTTTCTTTTCCCTTTACTGTGATAATATACATTAGATTAGTTCACAAGCCTCTTGATAGGTTGACCTCATTACATTTTGGATACGAACTTTGTCAAGTTCAGTATCAGAATCATTAATATATCTATCAAGAATAGAAAGTGTATCTTCCGACTCTTCGACCTCAAACTCTTCGGATTCAGTGAGTTGGAAGTTCTCTACAATTTTCAAATCATGAACACCAACTGAGTAGAGTTTATCAATAAACTTTTCAAACTTAGTAATATCACTCTTCTTCTTGACAATTACCTTGACAATCTTATTGATATACTTTGTGACATCAAAGAGTTGATGATCTGTATCTTCATAGTAGATGTTATGGAACAACTCATATGGATTGTTGATAGGAGTATGTTCCAGAGTTTCTGTATCAAAGATGTGAAAACCTCTTTCATCATTCACATCATTCCAGAACATCTGATAGGGGTTACCTAGGTAGAAGATCTTTCCATCAGACGATCGAGTGTGATAGTGTCCCGAGAAGACCTTCTGGAAGCCCTCAAATAACTCGCTGTCCATACCATTCTCCATGATGCAGCCACGATGAGCTCGGAATCCTGACAACTCAAGGTGCCCCATCGCACAAATGCAAGTTGAAGTTTTAATAGATTGGACACTACTCTCGTAATTTTGTTCATTAATCCAGGGAATAAAAAGAATATCAAGACCACCCACTTTTACTTTTGTAGTGGATGAATACACCAACACATTATCATACTCTTTAAGGAGAAGATCAACTGCATTGATGTCATTAGTATTTTTGTAGTACACATCATGGTTTCCTACCATGAGATGCATTGTGATTTTTCTTTCTTTGATCGGGTCAAATACAACTCTCTTTGACCAATCCAAAGAAGTGAAATCAATACTCTTACGACTATCAAAGGCATCACCCATGTGGATGATTGTATCAATACCTAACTCATCGATTGTTGGGAAGAAGATGTCTTTGTAGAACTTTTCAAAATAGTTGTGAAATAATTTAGAACTCTTTCTTGCACCGAAATGAGTATCAGTAATGATGGCGACCTTCATGAATATCTCAGTTTAGAATGCACTGCGTCTTTGATGGAATTATAGTCTGAGTAGTTTCCACTGTCAAGATCATTAGCATCAAACACTTCGTCAAAATTAGTTCTCTCAAGAATCTTGTTCTTGATTTCCAACTGCTTCTTCTCTTGTTGAATCCTTCTCAGGAATGCATAGTAAATGATTTGAGTGAAGTATGCAAAGGGGTTCTTTGACTTCTCAGGACTGAAGTTATGAATGTATCGAACACAATTCTCAATACCATCACAGATCATATCATCCTTGAACATGTAGTTCACAAAGTTAGGTTTATATGA